CACGGGGTGCTTACCTGGTCGCTTCGGCAACCGTTTGATTTATTGGCAGAAACGGCGATGATCGCAGCGCGATTGGCTGGCCCGGATGGCGCTATTCCGCCTGGGCATTCAGTTTGGCTGGGGGACGAGGACTCGAACCTCGATTGACGGAGTCAGAATCCTGATACGCCGTCCGCCGGGTGGTGACACAGCACGACACAAGCCCCGGAAACCCTAGTATTTCTCTTGTTTTCTCCCGACATTGAGTCCCACAATCCGACATGGTTTCGCTCCACGGGAGTGACATGGGAGTGACACAGCATTCCGCGTGGCTTCCAAATGCAGGGGTTCCGGATGGCCGAAAAGATCACGAAACGTGTTGTCGACGGGATCAGCCCAGGCCCCACGAACGTCGTCGTGTGGGACACGGAGGTAAAAGGTTTCGGCATCGTCTGCACGCCCAAAGGGGTGAAGTCCTACGTGCTCCAGTATTCCGTCGGCACCGGCCGGGGGGCGCCGAAGCGTCGCTTCACGATCGGGCGGCACGGCTCGCCGTGGACGGCGGAGAAGGCCCGGAGCGAGGCGATCCGGTTGGCGGGCCTGATCGAGGGCGGTCTCGATCCGATGGCCGGCCGCCAGGCAGACCGGGCGGCGCTCACGATCTCAGACCTTGCCGATCTGTACCTGGCCGAGGGCGTCAGCCACAAAAAGGCGTCGACGCTGAAGGCCGACCGCGGGCGCATCGAGCATCACCTCAAGCCCCTCGTCGGAAAGAAGCGCGTCGACCAGATCACCCGGGCCGATGTCGAGCGCATGATGATCGATGTCATCAAAGGCAAGACAGCGGCGCCGATCCCGAAGGAGAACGAGCGCCGCCGCGGCACCTTGGCGACCGGGGGCGCCGGCGTGGCGGCCCAGTGCGTGACGCTGCTGGGAACGCTGCTCGCCTTCGCGGTACAGCGGGAAATGCGGGCCGATAACCCGGCGCACGGCATCAAAAAGCCCCCAGTCAGAAAGCTTGAACGGTTCCTGTCTGAGGTCGAAATGGCGCGCCTCGCGATTGCGCTCTCGACCGAGGCCGACGCGTCGTCCAACCCATACCCGGCTGCGGCGCTGCGTCTGCTGTTGCTGACCGGATGTCGCCGCGGCGAGATCATGACGCTTCGGTGGGAACACGTGAGCCTCGAGCATAACTGCTTGTTTTTGCCGGATAGCAAAACCGGGAAAAAATCCATCTACCTCTCCGCGCCCGCCCGGGCCATCCTGGCCGAACTGCCGAAGATGGCAGGAAACCCGCATGTGTTTCCCGGTGCCCTGGTGCCGAAGGAGAGCGATACGGATTCGGAGCAGCCCGCAGAGGAGGGGCGGCCGTACGCGGGGATCGACAGCGTGTGGGCTCGGGTGCGGACGGCGGCCGAGTTGCCCGGCGTTCGGATCCATGATCTTCGGCATTCATTCGCGAGCATCGGCGCCTCGGGCGGCCTGGGGCTGCCGCTGATCGGCGCCTTGCTCGGGCACAAGCACGCGGCGACGACGGCACGATACGCCCATCTGTCAGCGGACCCGCTGCGCGCCGCGAACGAGGCAATCGGGCGGAAGATCGAAAATGCGATGGCGCCTTCACCTGACGCGCCTAGCGCTGGCACCATCGCGCGCCTACCGGCGACGCGCCGATCGACGGGCGGCCGCCTATGAACGCGGGCGGGTGGGCGCTCCCTTCCGGGCGGCTTCCGATCTTCAGCGCCGCGCGCGACGAGCGGTACCGCGATCATCAAGGGCGGATCAAGGTGGCGAAGGCGCAGCAAGAGCTTGAAGAGACCAAGCGGCTCCACATTCTTGAGCCAACCGAGGCGTCTCACGCCTACCTCGACGAGATCGAGGCCGATCTCCCGCGGCAGATCTTGCTGGCCACGATCGAGGCGATATTTCGTCAGCTGGAAAAAGGAACGCTGGTCGCATTTGGGCGACGCGAGTCCGAACTCGCGCTTTCAGAGCTACCGGCGGCGGTCTGGGGGCGGGCATTCGAACTGGCTCCCGACAACAAGGGCGTCATTTTCGGGGGCGGCCTTCAACTGTACGACGTCGAAATCGACTTTCCAGCGACTGGCGCCGGCGGCGCTGCAGTGGACCGGGCGGGCGGCGACACCATGCCTGCCGCGGTGTCCGGTGAGATGCCCGCGAGTCCCGATTGCGGCGGCAAGCGCTACCGACAAGCAACGCGCGATCAAATATCCGCCGCAATCGAATCGGTCGCGGGCAGCGAAAAGGATCGGAAAATTCCCGGGATCAACGCTCTGTGGCCGAAAGTCCGGGACAAGCTTGAGGCGCAAGGTCTGACGTCGAAGAGAGAGACCGTCGGTACGGTGCGGAAAACGGACGGCTTTTCCTCATCCAAGCGCCAGCGCGGCCAGAAGGTAAGTTGAAACGTGCACGAATATTGGGATCGCACATTACGCACATTTTGACCGCACATTTGCGCCGTCAGAACCTCTCTCCATCCGCCGCATCGCGCGGCAATACGATGGAGGCGACACGTGGACGAGCTTTTCTCGCAGAACGAGCTGGCAAAACATTTCGGTGTTTCAGTCCGCACCCTTGAGCGCCAGCGCGTCGATGGAACGGGTGTTCCCTACATCCTGATCGGTCGGCTGGTTCGGTACCGGAAATCGGACATCGAGGCCTATACGAATGGGCGGCGGCGCGGCTCGACGTCCGAAGCCGCCTGACGTGGTGAAAATGGAAAACCCCGGAGCGCGGCCAGGCGCTTCCGGGGTTGATACCGAGGTCAGCAATCAGAGCGGCCTTTGTGTCATATCGAGCCGCGTGACGCAAGATTCTGCACTCAGTCGGATCCGTCCGGGCGACGATCGAGCACTTTCCAGGATCCGCTTAGCCGTCAGCGGCACCGCAGGTTGCCACGTTTTCAGACAGGCGTCCCAGGCGAAAGAGGTCCCCGAATCGCGATCTTTCTGCGGCGCGAAGCGAGCGCCATCTGTGCTTTTTGAGGGGCTCCCCTCTCACCGCAGAGGTGAAAAATGAGTCCACTCGCCACCGTCTCGTCTCCGCCGGACGCGCTCACCTATCGCAGACCACCTCAGAACTTCGAAGCTGAACAGGCGGGGAACGCGATATGAGCGCGCGAGTGCTCAGGTTCCCCTCGACGCCGGCGGGCAGGCAATTGCTGCGGGATTGTCTGCCGTACATCACGGACTGGCGTTGGCCCAACGGCCAGCCTATCGACGATGACGATTTCGACGAGCAGGCGGCCGAGATCGATCGGCTGAAGCGGTCGGCACCCCGGATCGAGGTGCTGCAGTGAGCTACAGGCTCTATCCGCTGGCATGGGCGGCCTCGGTGTCGACCACCGCGAAGATCGTTCTGTTGAAGCTGGTCGATCACGCCTCCGACGATGGCACCAACGTTCGTCCGGGCGTCAAAGCCATCTGCAGCGCTTGCGGTCTCTCGGAGCGTGCCGTGAGGTCTGCGCTCGCGTCTTTGCGCTCCGCCGGCATCATTGTCAAAGTCGGCGAAGCTGATCCGGCCACGAAGAGGCCGCGCGAATATCGGATCGCTCTGGATCAACTGAAGGCGGCGGCTGTCGAGGTTGACGGGTGCACTTACTGCACCCCTGCAGCAAATGCACCCCTGCACCAAATGCCGAGACCCCTGCAGCAGGTGCCGCAGACCCCTGCAGCAGGTGCACCCAAATCTATCCTTGAACCCTTCAGTGAACCTAAGAATGCCGCTGAAGCGGCGCCCGGGGGCGCGGTGGAGGCTTTCGCCACAAGAAATGGCGACCGGTTGGACCTGCAGGTTGAGACTGCAGCCGCCACACTGCTCACCGGCATCCATGCCGACGCCGCACCGATCGACCGGAAGAAGCAACTCTACGACTTCGGCCGGAGCGTCTTGGGAGCGAATTCGGGCGGCCAGGTGACCAACCTGGTAAAGCATCATGGCAATGACCTGGACGCGGTCGATCGGACGCTGAGACTCGCCAGCACCAAATCCGATCCCCGGGAATATGTCGGTGCCATCTTGCGTGGTAATACCGACGCCCGCCACGAGGATGTCGTCTCCCAGATCGATGACGCGTATCGGCGTTGGGGCGTTCAGTGATGAGCGACATCGTCACGCTCAAGCACGCGCTCGCCGATCGGGCCCAGACCGTGGCCGAGCACCTCCTGCCCGCCGGTGTCCGCGAAGGCCGAGAATGGTGCGTCGGCTCCACGGCGGGCGAGGCCGGGCGGAGCCTCAAGGTTGTTGTCGCCGGTGGCAAGGTCGGAACGTGGGCGGATTTCGCCAGCGGGGAGGCTGGCGACCTGATCGACTTGTGGGCGGCAGCGAAGCGCCAGACCCTGGTCGAGGCCCTGGACGACGTCCGCTCGTACCTCGGCTTAGAGCGCCCCCAGTTCGAGAAGCCCGCGCGCCAATTCCGGCGGCCGGCGCCCCCGAAATGTGAGGCGCCGGTTTCGGCCGTGCTCGACTATCTGACCGGCGAGCGGAAGCTGTCCGAGGAAGCGATCTCTGCCTACCGGGTGGGCGAGGCCGGGCGCCGGATCATCTTCCGGTCGTTCCTGCCGGACGGCTCGCTCGCCTTCGCGAAATATCTGGCGATCGATCGGTTGCCGAACGGGAAGAAGGACACTCGCCCGCTTGAGGCGGACATGGAGCCGGTCCTGTTCGGCTGGCCGGCGATTGCCGACGATGCGCGGGAGGTCGTGATCACCGAGGGCGAAATCGACGCGCTCAGCATGTGGGATTTCGGATACCCGGCTCTGAGCGTGCCCTTCGGCGGCGGGGGCGGCGCCAAGCAAGCCTGGATCGAAAATGAGTTCGACCGGCTGGGCCGCTTTGAGGTGATCTACCTCGCGCTCGACGCCGACAAGGAAGGCGACGCCGGCGCGGAGGAGATCGCCAACCGGCTGGGCCGTCATCGCTGCCGACGGGTCCGGCTGCCCCGAAAAGACGCCAACCATTGCCTGCAAGACGGCATCACCCGCGTCGAGATCGCCCATTGCATCGCGGCGGCCGAGAGTCTTGACCCGCCCGAACTGCGCCGTGCTGGGCAATTCGCTGACGAGGTGATGGACCTGTTCTGGCCAAATCCGGATCTGCCGCAGCCGGGCTATGCTCTACCGTTTGGGAAGCTTGCGGACAAGCTTCGACTCCGGCCGGCCGAGGTGACTATCTGGACGGGAGCAACAGGCGCTGGAAAGTCGCAAATCCTGTCGCATGCGCTCGTCGCCTGTATCGACCAAGGGGCCAGGGTCTGCATCGCCTCGCTCGAAATGGCGCCGCGGCAGCTGCTGAAGCGGATGGTCAAACAGGCGGGCAACGTCGATCGGCCCACGATGGAATATGGTCGTGCCGTGATCGACTGGTTGGATGCATCGACCTGGGTGTTCGCCGTCGTTGGCAAGACTGGGGTTGAGCGGCTGATCGAGGTGTTCGAATACGCCCGGGCCCGGCACGGTTGCTGCGTCTTCGTGGTGGACAGCCTCATGCGGCTTGGTGTCGGGGCTGAGGATTACGAGGGCCAGGAGCGTGCGGTCTATCAACTGGTGAACTGGACGGTCGGAAATAACGTCCATCTGCACCTGGTGGCGCATGCTCGGAAATCTGATCCTCGGAACGACGGGCCACCGGACAGTGAATCGGTCAAAGGCACCAGCGAGATCGCCAGCAATGCCTTCAACGTGCTGACCATCTGGCGGAACCGCAAGCTCGAGGAAGAACTCCGCGCGGCAACGGAAGCGGCGAACCGTGGGGATCCGGGAAGCGACGCGAACCTCAAGGAACTCGACGGCAAGCCGCCGGTGATCCTGACCGTCGCAAAACAACGCAACGGCGATTTCGAGGGGCGTGTCGGGCTCTGGTTCTCGGCCGAGACCTACCAGTACAGGTCGGCTGGCGACAACTGCCATGGGCGGCGATATGTCTCTGGCCGCCCATTGCAGGGAGATGCGGCATGACTGCCTCGCGCTCGCACGCGGGCGGCCGCGCCCCCGCGTCCCCGGGCGCTCATGCGGGGGCGCGAGACGCCGAGCCGGCACTGTCGGCTTCCGATGAAATAAAGCGCGTTGCAGAGCTGCAGGTGTCTGTTCTCAGTCTGAGGGGGAGCGACAATCTCGCGATGTGGCGGCTGGCCGATTTTTGCGAGTCGGCGCTGGTTCGTACAATCGCGAACGCATTAGGATCGCCGCCTCCTCAGAACGAGCGCGACGATACCTTGGCATTCCTCGCGACGATTGATGACCTCAGTGCCCGGGCTCTTCTGAGCGCGGCGAAGTTGACTCGCGCCGCAGCCAGACGACGCCGGCGTGACGAGGCTTTGCGTCAAGTCCGGAGGGAACTTTTCGCGCACAGCTCGGACCTCGCCGCGGCAATCGAGATCGATCTTGCAGTGCGTGGGGGCCGGCGCTCCAGAAACGATACCGAAAAAGCACGGGAAGGGGTGCAGTTGCGACCCAAAGTTCGCGAACGACTGGCCGAGTTAAATGTTGAACTTGAACGCATTCCAAGAGAGAGAGGAATTCGTCAAATACTTGCAAAACAATGACAATATCTGGCGATCGACGAGCCATAGCGCTTGCCAATCGGCGCAGGGATGCTAAATCGAAAGGAGTTGGTCATGCGCGTTCGAATTACACCGAAGCTGAAATTGATGGTCCCAGGCGGGGCGTCGGTGCTCACGGTCGCCGACGCCTTCAATCTGGCGCGTGACCTGGTTCTCCATGGATCTCGCAAAGCTGTGACTGACGCGATCGACGAGGTGTCGGTGGGCGCGACTGAGCACGCGGGGATCACGCGCTGCCGCGATCGGATTGACCGAACTGAAAAAACGAGGGCGGCACGATGAGCGAGCAACGCTTCGACCACCTGCTCCACGGCGTTCAGGAACGCGCTGAGCAGCAACGGGCTGCCAAACTCGCCGGCGCCATCCACAAGGCAGCTGCCAAGGCGCGGACGCCGACCAGCGGCCCGAAGCCGACAGGCCAGGCGGCCCGGATCCTGCGTGCCGGCCGCAGAGCGCGCGGCGAGTAACATGGACATTCCAGCCCATCTCGCGAACCTGCTCGGTTTGCCCCGCAAGCCTGGGGCTGCGGGCTCCGCGCCACCGACGCAGGCGCCCAAGGACAAGACGGCTGCCAGTTCTGGCGAGCGCCGCAGGGCGGTCACATCGAGCGGCACGGAGATGGCGAAAGGAGCGCCCGTCGCGACGTCGGCCGATCGGCATCATCATGATCGCAATCAGGCCAAGGCGCTCGCCGAGGGAGAACGCCAGGGCGCAGAAATCGAGCGCGCTCGCGGACGAGCAATTTTCGCTTCGCTCGAGGCGAAGGAGCGGCCCGACCTCGCCGCGTTTCTGGCTACCAGCACGTCGCTTTCAAGCGATGAAGCGATTGCCACCTTGAAGGTCTTGATCGCAAGCGGGGGCGGTAAACGGCATGGGTTGGCCGAGCGAATGGCGACCGTTCGCATTCCAAACCCGGGCAGCGATCCGAACGAAGCATCGTCGCAAGACAGCCCGCAGGGACTGGCAGCGGCGATCTTGCGCGCCGGCGCCAAGAGCCGCGGCGAACTCCGATGACGGTGCGCCCCGTGTTGCGAGATCCCCTCGGGCGAACCGGTAGCCGGGCCATCGAAGGGAGGTCTCCCCAAGAGGGGGGAGTGGTCAATGGGTCCCTCCCCGGACCCTCCGCATCAGGGGCATTGCGCACCGCGATGTCTCCCCAGCTACAAACTTTCAAAAGTGGGTAACAGCCCCGGAAAGGTAACGACATGCGGGTAACACAGGCAGATTTTGCGCGCATCCACCGGGTGTCGAGAAAGACCGTCAGCGTCTGGAAAAGTGAGGGCAGGATTGTTCTCGTGGGCAACCTGGTCGACGTCGAGGCGTCGAATGTGATGCTCGACGACATGGGGCGCTCTCGTGTTGCCGCGGGTGCCTCGGCAGCTGCGGGTAACGGCCCCATCAAACAGGGTAACGCGGGTAACGACCCAGCGGATAGCGCAGCTGAACCGGGTAACGACCGAACCATGCTGGCTTCCACGACGGGTAACATGCGAGCGACCTCCGATGAGGAAGAGCTCGGCGAGCTCGGGCCGTTTCAACAAGGCCATACTGTCGGCTATCACGCCGGCTTCAGCAGCGGTCTCAGCGAGATCGCGTTCGATCTTCCTGCCGTCGCCCGCTCCGCGGCATTAGCCGTCGGTGTCAGCGAGGCGCTCGTCGATCGCTTGGCCATCGAGTTCGCGAAGCGAGTGATCGTCCGCATGGGTGTGGTCATGGACCTTTGGGAAATCAGGCATCCGTCGAGGTCCAAGCCGTGGAGCGAGGATCCGCCCTGGACCCTGGACCAATTCGCCTTCAACGAGGAGGAGCTCTCCTCCAGGTAGATCGGTCCCAGCGCGTCTCGGCGGGCTCTGCGGCCGGTCGGGGCATACCAAATCTCGCTTTCATAGCCCTGGGACCGGGGGAAGTGACAGGGAGCGAGGTGCGGCCGCAAATATCAAAACTTTTAGAGGAGAACGAAATGTCCAAACCCGCAAAAGTCGAATTCACCCTACCCTCGGACCTGGCGGCGGCCGTCCAGGCCGGGCAGGCGGCCTTGTCGTCGCGCGATGCCGAGCACGCAGCTGCCGAACACGCTGTCTCTGCACTGCAGGGCGCCCGGCAGGCCCTCATTGCAGCGACGGAGCGCGAGGAGGGCGCCGAGCTGGCCCTTGCCCGCGGCGGTGCCGACACACAAGCCTTGGCGCGTGCCGCCGACGGCGCACGAGCGGAGCGCGAGGACGCGGCGATCGAGGTCGAGCGGGCCACGCGCCGGGTCAAGGTTCTTGCCGATGCCGGCGCGCGGAACGATGAGCGCGTCGCCGAGGCGGTTCTCAAGCTTGACGCCGCGACCGAGGCGCTGGCCGGCTCGGTCCGAGCCGATTATTTGGCGCGGCTGGCGGCCGCGGTCCAGAGCCTTTTGCCGCTGATCGCCGAAGGATATTCGATCAGCGACAATTTCCCGAGGAAGGCCCATCTCAGCGCGGTTCTCCGCGAAATCGTCCTGCCGAAACCCGACATCAGCCTCGAGGATTTTTGCGCGGTCGGGCGTGTCCCAGTCCTTGTCGCCGCCGGTCGCAGGCCCTCCGTCGACGCGCCAGCCGCCGCGATCCACATGGCGGACGCCATGGCGCCGGTCGTCGAAACGGCGACTGCCTTGCAGGAAATACTTCGCGCCGAGCGGCGCCGCGAGTTGGAGGAGGAGCGCCGCCTTGAAGGGCACCGGGAGCCGCCGGGCGTCACCATCACTTATGCCACTGACGCGCCGATGGTTTCGCAAGGCCCGCTCTGGGCGCAGCGCCCTTAAGGCGAGACCGGCCCCAGATAGGCCGGCCTCCTATTTTCTGGCGTCCGCGCTTCCGAGCACATCCAGATCGGAGAAAATCATGTCGGATCTCAAGGCCGCCGGCGGCACCATGAAATACACGTTCGGATCGGCAGTTCCCGCGTCCGATACGACCGCGGCGCAGCAACCGTCCGCGCAGCAGGGAGGCGCCAGCGGTGATCTGAACCTGATCGTCGGGTCGAACAGCTGGGCCGGCTGGGAGAGCGTCCGAGTGACGCGTGGCATCGAGCGGTGCCCTTCGGATTTCCAGATAGCGGTCACCGAGCGATATCCGGGCCAGGTCGGCAAAGTCGATATTCAGCCGGGGCAAGCCTGCACCATCGAGATCGGCAGCGACCTGGTGTTGACCGGCTATGTCGATCGGTATTCCGCGAACCTCGGCACCAACGGGCACGAGGTCAGGATCAACGGTCGCAGCAAGTGCCAGGACCTGGTCGACTGCGCCGCCGGGTTCCTGACCGCGACCACGGATATGGGGGGGGGCAGATCAGCGGCACATCGACGATCGACCTGGCAAAGAAACTCGCCGCGCCGTTCGGGGTGAAGGTCGCCACCCTGGCGGGCGATGGCCTGCCGATCCCACAACACGTGATGAACCTCGGCGAAACGCCTTACGAGATCATCGAGCGCTGCTGCCGCTATAGCGCGCTGCTTGCCTATGACGACGTCGACGGCAATCTTGTCATGTCCCAGGTCGGCTCGTTCACGCACGCCAGCGGCTTCGTGCAGGGCGTCAATGTCCAAGAGGCCAACGTCACCTTCGGCATGGACGAGCGGTTTTCCGTCTACATCGCTGCCTATACGACGACCGACCTGCTCGGGATCCCGGGCGGCACGAACGGCAACCGGCCGGCGACGGTGCAGGATCCGACCGTGCCGAGGTTCCGGCCGCGCGCGATCGTGTCCGAGCAGGTGCAGGCCGGCCAGTCGCTCGCCGCGCTACGCGCCAATTGGGAGATGGCGCGCCGGTACGGCCGCTCGCAAAGCGTCCGCCTCGTGTGCGATTCCTGGCGCGACAGCGGCGGCTCGCTCTGGACGCCGAATGCGCTGGCCAGGATCAGCCTCCCGTCGCTGAAGCTGACGCCAGTCGACCCCTGGGTGATCAGCGAGGTGTCCTACATTCGCGACGCCGAGCGCGGCACGATCGCGGAGTTGACCTTGATGCCGCCTCAGGCCTTCACGCCGGAGCCTGGCTTGCAGTTTCCGTTCGAATGGCAGGTCGCGCAGGATCTTGGCATTGGCGGACATGCGACGCCTTAGCGTAAAGACGTAGGCGCGGCGGATGGCATCGTGACGGCGACCGGTACTCGCTGGCTCCGGTCACGTTCTCTCGCCGGCGCGCAGCCAGATGGCCTCATCGTCGGATGAGACGTCCACATCACAGCCGGACGCCATCGGTCGCGGCGCGCATTTTACCTATAGGCACGACCTATAGGCACGGATCTGGCGGGCAGAGGAATATTCTCGACTCTTAGTTGCGGCTATGGCCTCGTTGTGTGGTGCAAGCGGGGAAGCGTCATGCCAAACAAGAAGATAACAATCCAGTATCGCCAGTTGAAGACCGAGGGGCTGGGTGACGGAGTAGACCTAAAAGCCATGCTTGTTGACGTTCTCCGCAGGCGCGGATGGGCAGATAACGCAAAACTCCGAATCCTAGATCTAGATCAAGATCAAAGCTTCGTTATATTGAACAAAATTTCAGTATCAAGTACATGGGACGGACCGGTTTTCTCTGGCCAAATTATCCACCTTCAGGAAGGGTCGGATGTCCATGCGGTGATGCAGTCTCTGGAAGAGGACACGTCCGAATTCCTGCTCCAGAGTCTGAATGTCGGTGATCGAGCGCGCGTGCTCAAGGGCGCTCTCTACTTCGCGGTCGTAGGTAATCACGTAGGCTTGATTGAAGGGCAGCAGGTGCGTGGCCGCACGCTTGAGCGATACCTCACAGCTCTCCTGCAGAGAGCTGATGAATTGGAAGCAGGGCAGGCAATCATTTTGAACAGCAAATTCTTTGCCGGCGATGGCAAGGAGTTAGATGAATCATCTGAGATCACCGTTGCGGCAGCGCGAAATCGCGCCGGCCCAGGAGGTGCCTCGGGGGAGCAAGAGGAAAGGGCGGCGGAAATTATCGAACGTGAGGCAGCCCAAGCTCGCGAACATGGGGCGACGGTGTTTGATGTGCTTCGGACTCTTGGGTGGGGGCCAGACG